CAGAGATCATTCTTCATCGCGGCTCCACCACGCCTCGCGTAGTCGTAGCCGATCAGGTGCGCCTGTGGCCGTAGTGTCTGTCGCCGTACCGAGGTCACCGCACGGAGCAGGAAATCCTCCCGCTCAGGCAGCGTAGGCGTGACGACCGTGACGCTCATTTGCGCTTGGCGGCTCGTCGCTGTTCGCGATTCAAGCCACCCGCCTGTGGAATCTCTGATTCAATCTGCTTGAGGATCGGGCGCCAGTGCTCCGTGTAAACACGATCCGTCGTGTATGCAGCGGCGAAGTCAATGGCAGCGGCTCGCGCAACCTCGCGCTTCTCGCTGTCGTGTTTGAGTTCATAGGACTGCACAAGGGCATCCTCGATCTCTTTGACATTTGGCACCATCCACCAGCCGCCCTGGAGTGGGTCGTATTCGGGCTGTCCGTTTACCTTCCAGCCAGCGCCAACCAGTTCAGGCTGCGCCGTCCAGTTCGTCACAATCACGGGCACGCCGCACGCCTGTGCCTCAATCGCAGGCACGCCAAAGCCTTCTCCTCGGGAGGTCATCAGGAGTGCGTCACTGGCGGAATATGCTCGGGCGACGACATCCGACGATAGTCCCTGTCGGTACTCAAACTGCGGCACGAAGCGCACGCGATCAATCGGCGCATCAACGGCCTTGAGCACGCGCTCAATTAGGCGTCGGGGTGCGACTTCGCAAAGTTGCTCCACGCGAGCAGCATCTCAGGCCAGCACTTGCGAATAGGGGTGACCCCCTTGTTCGCTGAGTTGATGATGGTCAGGTGCGCGTCATCGGGAACATTGAGATCTTTTCGCATCGCCGAAGGCGTTGGCTTGAAGATCTGTGGGTTGAATGAGTGCGGCGCATAGAACACGCGGTCGCGCTCGATGCCAGCGTTTAGAAGTTCGTGCTCTCCAAATCGCGACATCGCGATTGCCCATTTGCCCTTGCCTCTTCGGGCAAACCACGCCTTGACCTCATCGGGCACCACGCTGTGATCAACGGGTGTCCACGACGCCATCGGAATCTCGTCCCACTGAGGCGACTTGTATACCCAGACATCATAGAGCGATAGCCCAATGCCAGGCTCGGCTGGCTGTTGCGAGAGCCAGAATGCAATCTGCGCGGGCGTCAGATCGTTGCTGTAGGCGTCCATTCCCTGGCCCATCACGGGAATGCCATTCCAGTCCAGGGTCGTGCCCGCCAAGCCGTAGTTCGCCATTACCGCAACCTTGTGCCCATCGGCAACCAGTTTTGGTGCGAGTTCAGTGGCCTGGGTGCCATATCCCGTAGGCGCCCAGGGCGCATTGGTTGTAAATCCGATTCTCACGGTCTTGCCTCCTCCTATTGGTTGTCCTCCCGCCGAGCCGAAGCCCGACGGGAGGTTGAATCTAGATCGCTAGATTACGAGGTTGCGGAAACGAGCACCTTCACTGCGTTCAGGTCAGGGATGTTTCCATCAACAGCGTACAGGGTGCGGATCGCAACCTGGTTCGTGTTGAACAGGTAATCGGTCGAGGATGCGACCTCGATCGGAAGTTCTCGGATGTAGTACGACGGCTCGTGGAGGATTGCCACTGACTTGGAAGCCGATCCAACGGCTGCAAGGTGGACATTCTCCTTGAGGCGGTACCCGAGCAGCGTGTCTGGCTGACCAGCGGCGAGCGCTGGCTGGAAGACAAACTGTCCGTTGAGGTCCTGCAACTTGCGAAGTTTGCTCACTGCCGTCGTGCTCGCGTGCCAAACAGTGTTGGTGTTGCGATAGGAAGGCGCGAGTGAGTAGAGTACGGTCGCAAGGTCAAGCGCATCAAAGAAGGTCGCCGAGACGGTGCCTGCCTTTGTTGCGGTGCTCAAGCCCGTTGCCGCAGAGACGAAGCCCTGTGGCTGAACGGTGCCCGTGCCGATCGCGCAAGCGGAGCCTGCGACGAAGGCAATCTGTGCACCAGCCTGTCGGCCAACCGTGCCGAGAATGTCAAAGCCCGCGTCGCGGACAAGTTCAGCCGACAAAAGCGTCAGGCTGGCGATCTTGTTCGCATAGAGGGTGATTGACGAGATCGTCGGATCGGCTGGAGTAATCGTTGAACCTTCGGTGACGAAGGAGGCTGACTGATTCGCCGTCACGCGTGGCAGAGTGATCTGCTCGCCCGTGGTCGTGCGAAGTTTCGTCGCGCCTTCATACACAGGATTGCCCTCAGTGAGAGCAACCACTACGAAGTCAGCAAATGTGACTGGCACAGTTGCGGCTGCCGATGAAAGAGCGCGGATCTCAAACTGAGCGCGTCGCTTCTCTCCTGATGCGATTGCGCGAAGCACATCGGCATCGTTGTCGGCTTTGACCGCGTGCTCGACCTTGAGTGCGCGCTCTGCGAGTGCACCGATCTTCTCACTGCGCTCTTCAGCGGCAGCGACCTGATCCATCTTGGCCTTGCGTGCAGACATTGCATCGTTCAGGCTCGTCCATCGAGCCTCTTCCTCTGCGGAAAGTTCGCGCTTCTCGTCAGCCGCACGAGCGAGAAGAGACTTAGCCTCTTCCCAGTCGTTTCGGTACTGCTCGTGAAGCGTCTTGGTGATGTCAGACATTGGTCTAACTCCTTACGCTTTCTGGTTTGGGGTTGATTGCGTCATCGGTGGTGCGTCCAGCGGTGGTGCCGTAAGGCCCTCGCGCTGCGCCCTAGCGAGTCGGCTGTTCCAGTTTGGCGAGTGCCAACTGGCGCTCACGAACAGAGAGAGGTACGAGCCGTGTATCGGCTTCCTCTGGCTCCGTTGTAGTCTCAGGTTCAGGCCGCAGATCAGGACTGATCTTGCGGATTGCGAGGTCAAGCGTTGCGGCTGAATCCGCATCGGGTGCTCCCGCGAGAAGTGCGTCAAAGGCACGCATTAGTGTTGAGGCGTCAATCTCGGTGCGCTCAGAGAGCGATCGGACTGCGCCCAGGCCAACGGTGGCTGGATAGGCGGGCTGGTTGCCCGTCAGGAGGCTGACTTCGTGGAGGCGAATGTTCCGCAGTTCACGGATGCCGTTGTCGCTGACAACATCGCCGTTGCGAGGCACCGAGAAACCGAAAGACATACCCATCGCCGCACCATCTCGGCGCAGCATCGCGGCGAGGTCGGAGGCGAAGGTCACCTCTGGGTTGAGGGAAACGCGCACCTTGAGGCCGCGATCATCCTCCTCAAGATCGAGGGTGCCAGTCTTGGTTGATCCCAGGAAATACTTAGGATCGTGATCCTGAAGCGCCTTGACTTCCCACTCGCCGCGCTCCGCGGCAGCCACGCTCTTAGAGAACGCGCCTGGCTTGATGATTTCCCGCGTGCTCAGGCCCTCGGCCTCGGAGTTGAAGATGGCGGCATATCCCGTGAAGGTATGCCCGTCGCCTTCAGCGCGGATCTCCGTCTGGAACTGTCGGTACTCGATTGCCATCTTCGGTTTCTCCTTACGCTCGGCGTTCTCGACGATGTTGTCGGCCCACCGCTTGCCCGCGTCACCGCCCCAAAGCGCCCACGCGATACGCCCAGCGGACGGGAACCCGTCCTCGCTAGGGTTGAATCCTTGACCTTGCTTGTCTACTTCGTGTCGTGCAAAGTAAGAGCGCATCCGCACCACCGTGTCAAACGGAAGATTGCGCCCGTTGGTGATGTCGCGCGCACGAGCCACGCCGACGGCGGTGCCGCCGCGTCCAAACTCAGCGCGCCAATCTAGGCCGCGCTGCGCCTCTTCCTGCATCGCCTCTGTTGGCATATAGCCATCAGGGTCAATCGGAGCGCGCTCCTCGTCCTCCTGCTCTTCGTCCGCCATAGGGCCGTACTCTTCGGCTTCTTTGGCGAGATACTCGTCCACCGTGTACGCCTCAATGCCCATCCCCTGCGCTGCCTCACGCGCATCGGCATCGTTGTCCACAAGGTACTCAATCTCATCGCCGTACTGCTCAAGGAGTTTGGAATACTTGAACGCCTTGAACGCCTCTACGACATTCGGCCCTGGAGTCTCGCTGAAATCGTTGAGGTGAATCTCTGAGTACGGCACGCCGTTCTCTTCCAGCCAGCGCTCTGTCTCAGCGAGGCGTGAGATCGCGCGACCTGACACGATGATAATCCGATTGCCTTCTTCCTCGTCTTTCTTGAGGTAGGCGATCAAATCTTCTCGCGGCGTGTCTCCGCTCGTTGTGAGCGTGCCGTCAATGTCAAAGATTTCAATAGACATTATGGATCAACCTGGAAGTCGTAGATGTGCATCTGGGCGGTACCCATATTTGAGATTGCATACAGGATATCGCCGTTGGCGATTTTCACGATGTGATGCTCGGTTTTTGGCACTTGATAACCATTGCCAAAACTGACATCAGGTCCTCCAACATAGATGTCGTGATTGTAATCATTGCCGAGCGTAATCTCGTGCGTATTTTTTGCTGTTGCGGTTGCGATGGCTACGGCTGCTGTGCCGATTGTGATTTCAACTGCGCGAAAAGTCATCCTAGATCTCCTGTCGGCTGTACGGTGACTGGCGCTGCGCCCGTATGGGCGACGCGGATGCCAACAAGCCGTGCTGCGTCGGCAGGAGAGAAACCAGCCTGCACAAGTTTCGCAACGATGTCCACCTTCGTGGAGAGCATCGCGGTCTCGGCATCGGCCTCGTTGAGTGGCATTCGGTAGGAGTCGCCCGAGTCAATCGGACTAAAGTCCTCAAACTTACGGATGTCATTGACATTCAGCCAGCCTTCTTGCAGTCCGACGCGATAGGTGTCGTAGCGATCCTTCGTCGTGCCTCGCAGGATGGAGTCCATTGAGAACTTGACGAAGGCGTCTGGCAGGAGGATCAGTGTGCTGAGCGGTCGCTCGATCATCTCCACCAGCGGACGAAGCGTGTATTGCACGAATGCGAGGTTCTGTTGCTCCACGCTGTTGTAGGACATCGCGCCTGGCGTTGTGACCTGCAAAAGATTTGGTGGAATGCGGAAGATGCGGGCGATCTCTTCTGTCGTAAACTGACGCGAGGCTAGAAGTTGCGCGTCCTCGGGTCGGAAAGTAAGCGCCTTGAAGGTCGCGCCGCCCGTCAACACGCCTGGCGTGTGAATGTTCTGGCCGCTGTGGTGCCGTGCCCAGCCCGCCTTGAGCGCCTCGCCCTGCTCTTTGGTCAGGTCGCTTGGCACCTCAATGATGCCCGTCGGCGTGCTACCCGTGCGGAAGAAGTTCGCTGCATAGTCCTCAAGCGTGAGGCCCAGGGCGAGCGAAACACGCAACTGGTGAATCGGGTTGATGCCGCGCAGTTCGCCTGGCATAGCGATGAGCGGAATGTGGAGAATGGTGTCCTGGCCATAGGTTGCAGTCGGCTCACCGCGACCTGAGTGAATCTTGTATTTGACCTCGCGGCCCTCGCGATAGATTTCTACGCGGCGCGGATCAATAACGCGCACCTCGAGAACCTCGCCGCGCTCATCGCGTGGCGCGTATAGGAAGGCGTTGCCATCAGTGTAGAGCGATACGACGGTCTCGCTGATCAACTGGTTGATCGTATAAGTCGGCTCGTCGGGGATCGGCGTGAGCATCCAGGATGGCTTTGTGCCGCCTGGACGGTACGGTCGTCGGATGCCGTTGTCTCTGCGATAGGCATCAACAGGAAAACTCGACACCACATCAGCGAGCAGGCGCACGCTGGCGTATGCGGCGCTTAGGCCGAGCGCGGCTTTCTGATCAACCTCGCGCTCGCCCAGGAACGGAACCTTATCAAACGCAAGCGGCGTAAGGTTCTGAAGGGTTAGGGAACGCTGCTCTTGTCCGTTGAATACGCGGCGAAGGATGCTCACTTAGTCACTCCTCGGGTATAGCCGAGAGAAACGAGCACGATGCCCACAAACACAATAAGGCTCAGCGGCTCAATGAGCGCAAGCCCGACGATGATCGTGGCGACGCCCGCCAACTCCAGGATGGTTGATTTCATAGGGTGATGAACTCCGCTGCTTTAGGTGCTGCTGGCGCTTGTGCGTGGTAGCGAGCACGATCATACGCCATCACCGCGCACACGGCGAGGTCAATCTTTCGCGGGGAGCCTCGGTGCTCCTTGACGATACGAGGGCCGAAGCGGTCAATCTTGACCGAGCAGTTGTCGAGGTGTCGGCTAAGCGCCGCGTCCCCGTCGTGGCTTACGGTCTCCTGGGTCACTGCCTCATAGTAGGCGGCGCAGGCGGGCACCATTCGTGCTGGACTCTGCGGATATAGCACGACGGGCAAGCCGTCCGTCTCCCATTTCTGCAAGGTTCGTGCCCAGCGATATGGGTCGGCGCTGATCTCGCGCACCTGATACTTCTTGCAGAGTTC